GCTGCTTCATATAATTCTGTTTCATTTTTTCCTTTTCCAGTATATCGTTTAGCACAATTGTTTAAGTCATAGCGCATTTGATTTTCATCAACTAGGGCCGATGCAATCATCGTGTCTACAATTTTTCCGCTGATACTTAGACCTAACGCGCGTATCCAACACACGTCATACATGGCGTTATGAAATATCTTTGTCGAAGGTAGATTTAATATATCTTGAAACCATTTAAGCACCATTTTACGATCCATATTTCCACCACCTTCATGTGCAATTGGATAATAAGCACACCAACCTTTAACAGCTACAGCTATTCCAGTAACCTCTCCTTTACCTATAATAGAACCTGATCCCATCTTAATTAAGTCTGGGTCTTTTGTTTCTAAGTCAATTGCAATCTCATCATAACCAGATAAGTCTGGAAAATTTTCGGGTGGTAGCCATTCTGTTTGTGGTTTAAATAGTGGTACTTGTATCATTTGTTTTCCTTTCGTTGTGGATAGTCTCTATCAATTGCCATATCAATATAGTGTTTAGCTTTTAATAAATCTTCTTTCTGGTTCTTTTGTTTATGCCTGCATAAATATTTTATAGCATTACCTTCTGCAAACGGCAAATTATTTTTATTTATAAACTCTGATGGTTGTATAACCATACTTTTGTAATGATCACCACCTACTTGTTTTTTATATATTGTGCTCATATGTTTTCCATTGGGAATGATTTATAATAATCTTTTGGTCTTATAATATGTAGTTTGTCTTTTGTTCGTGTGGCACCTACATAAAATAATCTGGTTTCATCATCAGGATTTTTTAAGTAAGATCGGTATGTGTTAGTGGTTAAATCTGTCAACAGTACAACATTATCTCCTTCACCACCTTTATAGCTATGTATGGTAGATAAAATTATTCTAGGTTTTTCATTTAAATTCTCTCCATTTCTTCTCAATGATTTAATGTAGTTTTTAATTCTAAAGTCAACAGCATCAAATGCTTCATGCCAAACCGTATCTGTTTTTAATTCATAATCTTTTTTTAATGTATCTAAATTATAAAAACCCTCTTTAGTCATTCCTTTTAGTCTATTTTTATTTACATATTTATCAGATATAAGTTGGTATATTTTTTCTATCTGTGAATAAGATAATAGGTGACCTTTTCTCAAGTTCTCCCAATCTGCAGCACATTCCATAATTTCTTTTTCGCCTGATTTTTTGAACCTATTTTCAAAATACCAACCTCTTTCTTTTAATTCATCTCCAACCTCATTTAACATATGACGTGTTCTAGCTAAAATTAACCAATTTCCTGTACTCATATTTATGTCTTTTATATTGTCATGAAATGTTAATGATCCTTGATGATTTCTTGGCGACCATTTTTTATGTAATCGTTTAGATACTCTCTTAATTATAGATAAAACATAGTCATGAATAGCTCGTGGTATTCTGACGGACTCCGTTA